GGATCTTCTCTTGGAAATGTAGCACAGACTATCAAGAACAATAATTGTAGCTCAGGTGCATCCCCAGCTCTTACTATAGAAGGCTCTAATAACCTGAGTAACTCTAGTGGTGGAGCAGTAAACATTACAGGTGGTGCTGGTCAGCTAAATAGCGATGGAGGTAACATTACTATCTCTTCAGGACTTGGTGCTGGAACAGGGAATGACGGAAGTGTAGTACTTAAATCAGGTGCTACTAACGGACTTGTAATAGATACTAACCAAGACGTTAGCATACCGAACGGTCAACTCAGGCTTGAGCAGGCTGAACCTATTGCAGTTAGAGGTGCTACGAGTGTGATACAAACTACGAGCTTGACTACTGGTGTAACCTTGAACTCTAGTGCAGGAGTTATTACTCTTCACGCTACTGCATTGGGTGGGCATGATAGCTCTTACTTCACTCTTACGAATAGTGTAATAAACGTCAGATCTATTATAATGCTTACTACAGAAGTAAGCAGCTCAGAATCAAGCGGTGCTGGACTTGTAGCTCAAGTTGCGAACAGAGCTGCTGGTAGCTGTGAGATCAGGGTAAGTAATACTGGTAATGCTTCAACTAGTACCAACCACTCAGTTCACTTTTTCATTGTGAACGAAGTAGTGTAAATTTGTAAAAACCGACAAACCTATATACCATGGCTAAACTAGCTAAATTCAAAGCATCTAACAGATCTCTGTTAAACCTCTACAAAGGACTTGAGGCAGTAAAATCAATCAAAGGAGCACGCTTCGCTGTACTGGTTGGGAAGAACATTAAAGAGCTGCGTAATATTCTTGATCCTCTCGAACAAGCCGCAGTTCCAGGTCTTGAGTTCCAAGAGCTTTCTGTTGAGATGCAAAAGTACATTGAGGAGGAGAATCAAGAAGCTATTGAAAAGCTTGAGGCGGATAACACTGAGCTCATTGATCAGCGTAAGAAGCAGCTTGCTGATGTAGAGACATTGCTTGACAATGAGATTGAAGTTCAGCTTCATCCTATTCGGGAAGATCAACTTCCTGAGGATATCACAGGGGAGCAGGTAGAGAAGCTCCTACAACTAATAACCTAATGGGTACAATCAATACAAGAATATCTATTCGCTCTAGCAATACGTTTCGCAACACTATCTCTCAAAGGCACGACAGAACTTTTTCTGTTGAGCCTAGAGTAGATAATGGAACTAGGATAATTACGGCTATCACTACAGGAACTGCACAGACTCTTATAGAAGGAGCTAATTACTACGATGCTGCAGAAACAGGTGCTACAGCTAATCAGGTATACGTATTCATACGGAATACCTCAGGTGTAGCAGGCAAAGTAATTTATGTAAAGTTTCTGAATGGGTCTACTAACATGCAGCCTATTACTCTCAATGCTGGAGAATTCACAATGTTCCCTTGGAATTGCGCATCATCAAATGATGACATCGAAGTGTTCTCAAACGATGCCAATGGTGTTAAAGTCGAATACATCGTATCCCCAATGCAATGAACAAGAAGTTACGCGATACAAAGGTTGGACAGTGGCTCAAAGAAAAGGCCCCCTCTGTCCTCGATGTGGTCGGAGATGTACTTCCCGACCGCGGCGTATTAGGCGTAATTAAAAATCTTGTAGATAAGGACCCAACCTTAGATAGCGAAAGCTTCAAGGCAGTAATGGATGCAGAAATAAAAGCTCAAGAAAATGTTACAAAGAGATGGGAAGCCGATGCCAAAAGCGATGTCAAACTGGCTAAGCTTATACGGCCTATTATGCTTGTCCTTTTGTGTTTATTTTTTATGGTCATGATGATTTGGGAAGGTGTTGACCCAAACTTCAAACCTCCTGAAAGCTATATAAGCTTACTTGAAATACTAATGCTTACAGTATTCGGGGCATACTTCGCAGGCAGAACAGTTGAAAAAGTAAGAAAATGAAAGATCCAAAAACAATGATTACTACAGCTGCAGGGCTGCTAGTTGTAGGTATAGGTACATGGCTTATTACTACTACTGCTGATAGCACTGTAGGGATGGCTACAGTAGATAAAGACATTGAGACTATAGCTGCTCAGATAGAGGATATTAAAGAAGACTTACAAGACCTTGAAAATGACATAGATAGGTTAAAGACTAAGTCTCATGATCATGATAAACGAGGAAACGTAGTAAAATGAGCGAAGAAGATGACATCAGCTTCTTGAATCCAGATAGGTTGAAGAAGACAGAAGAGAAGCTAGAGAGCGGTGAAATAACCTGCAACATAGATAATCCTGAGGAATGTGAAAATTGTAGCGGATGACTATTGAAGATATAAAGGACTTTATCGGGGAAAGACCTGGTTATCTCAAGAAGAGCGCAAGTATTCTGTCTGAAAGATTAGAAGCACCTATAGAAGAGTGTGAGACAGCACTGTACGAAGCTAGAAAGCTAGCTCGTGAGGAAGTCAATGATAACGCTAATGACAGCGTGATTACTGAGTTCCAGCAGTATTTGAATAAGAATGATATAAAGTCCGAAGACGTAGCAAGCGTTAAGTTCTGGCAAACAGTATCAGGTAAACAGAGATTCTCTGTAGTTACTAAGGGAGAGTCTGTAAGCGTTCACTCTATCAAGAAAGAGATAGAGGACTTTGCAGCATCAATAGGTCCTAAGGTATCTAGAATGGCTTATAAGGAGGTTTTAGAACCTATTGCTTATGAGATATCCTTACCTGATATACACTATGGTAAGTTGCACAATAGATCTTTGGATCAAATTGAAGACGATTACATAAGCGTAGTGCAGGAGCTTGTACATAAAGCTGCAGGTCTAGAGATAGACAAGTTCATACTACCGATAGGTAATGACGGTATGAACTCTGAAGGACTGAGAAGAACAACAACTAAGGGTACACCTGCTGAGGATTCAGCTGGGTGGAAAGACACCTTTAGAGGATACTGGCTCTTGATGGTTAAAGCAATAGACTACCTGAAAGAAATAGCACCTGTAGATGTAATTGTCATCTCTGGTAATCATGACTTCGAGCGTATGTTCTACGCAGGAGATGTGCTATCAGGATGGTACAGAGAAGATGAAAACGTGGAAGTAGACAACACATATGAAAGTAGGAAGTACTATCAGTATGGAAAGAACATGTTGATGTTTACCCATGGGGACAAAGAGAAGCCTGCAGATATGCCTCTGATTATGGCGACGGAGCAACCGAAGATGTTTGCTGATACTTCTCACAGAGAAGTTCATTGCGGACACCTTCATAAAGAGATGGTGAATGAATACAGAGGTATTAAAGTCAGGTTCATACCATCTATTTGTCCTAACGATGACTGGCACAAGCAGATGGGGTACGAAGCTAAACGAGCAGGACAAGCATATATATGGAATAAGCAAACTGGACTTGAAGGATATCTACAAGCAAATGTTAGAATTTGACGATACAGAAGACGAAGATCTCGTAACCTCTTTGGAAGAAGAGATAGAGATATTGGATGAAGCATACCGCAATGCTTACAAGGTAATCACAGGTGAACTATCTGTGCAGGAACTCCTTGATGAAGCTGAGGATATGATCTTTCTTCCCTTCGATCCTAGTGTCCCAGATACTTTCATGATGGTTGCAGATGATATGATACAATACTTCGAAGATGCAGAAGAGTACGAGAAGTGCTCTGAAATCGTGAAGATTAAAACAAGGCTAGATGACGCTGGATGAAATAGCATACAACCTACTAAACCTGGTACGCGGGGGACGGAGTAGTAATGATGAGAACATATCTCTTAGTCAGATAAAGTTCAACATCAAGCATTACCGTGCGATGTTTATTCGCAGGGATTACAACCGTAATGGGTATGTATCAAAAACAATAGAGCAAGACCTTGGATGTCTGAAGATCAAGCAGGTAGATGCTTCTAAGTGCTGTGACCTACCTCCTACTTGTGTAGTATACAGGACAGTAGATAAGCTTCCTCGCACGATACGCTTCAACTTTAAAGATGCATTTACTTTCATAGGTAAACCTGATGGCACAGGTACTATCCCAAGAGTAGAGCCTTATGAGGTAGAATACTTGGAGTACGATAAATACACAAAAGGTAATACTAAATATTACGTAATTGATGAGTATATTTACGTGTATAGACCTAAAGGTTTAGAAGCTATAAATGTTAGGGGAGTATTCGAGGACCCTGAAGAGGTATTTAACTTTAATACCTGTAATGATGGTCCTTGTTATGATCCCCAATCTCCGTACCCACTACCCGCGGATATGGTAGCTCAGATAAACCAGGGTATAATAGCAGGTGAACTTAGGATGCTGGCAGGTTCATTCCCTGACACAGAGAACGATAAACAGCAAGACAAAACTCCTATACAGTAAATCAATGGCTAAGAAACCAGGCCTGTGGGCAAACATACATGCTAAGCGTAAAAGAATCGCAAGAGGTTCAGGAGAACAGATGCGCAGTAAAGGTGACAAAGGAGCACCTACAGAAGAGAACATTAAAAGATCTCAAGCTAGGACTGGGGCATGGACTCGTAAATCTGGGAAGAATCCTAGTGGAGGACTGAACGAAAGAGGTCGTAAGTCTTATGAGCGTGAGAATCCTGGCTCTAACCTTCAAGCTCCGCAGCCTGAAGGTGGGAGTAGGAAGAAGTCTTTCTGCTCACGCATGTGTGGGATGAAGAAAAAGAAAACAGGAAAAGAGGGTCAAAGAGATCCTGACTCAAGAATTAATAAAGCGCTTCGTAAATGGAAGTGTAGATGCTCATGATTCCAGATAATATTACACACTTTGAGTTTTTAATGGTTGCGGGGGCACTCATAGGTACTTGGATAAAGCATCAGAATGACTATGCTTCATTGAAAAGTAGAGTCAAAACACTAGAGTTAAAAGATGATGAGAATAACACTATACTGAAGCAACTAGCTTCAGACATAGCTGAGATTAAACTCCTTCTAGCTCGTAAACAAATAGATACGTAATAATGCCTACTACTACAGTGAAGAATGTAATTTCTTCAAACAACATAACCTCAGATCCGTTCAACATATCGTCGTCATTTATTGTGACTTCAGACGGTACTGCAGGACTTGATTTGACTACAGGTTTGTCAAGGATTAAGATACCAGCGTCTGATCAATTGCTAATTGATGCAAGTGATTACACTAACAATGGTGAATCTCAGCTTGCATACATCTATATAAAGAACTTCTCAAGTAACGTAGGTACTACAGTCTTTACTGACTCTGTAGCTATTAAGCTTGACGGTAATACTGATGGTACTCCTGATGCTACTCTCGGACATCTTGCTGGAGGTCAGTCAGTTGTATTACCTTACTCCGCAAACTCGGACATATACCTGACTGCTGATACAGCTGATACAGTCATAGAGTATATGCTTATTCACGCAGGATAACTCCTGTTTAAAATAGCAAGCAATGGGTAAGTTTAATCTTAGAAGTAATAGACTAGAAACCAATAGGTTATATGGACAGAACCTATCAGGCGCAGATATGATGGCTGGTACTCCTGTGTACATAGTCAATAACAAAAATGGTATTCTACAGTTTGGAGCTGCAGATTCTTCTGACCCTAATAAGATGCCTTGTATAGGTGTTACCTCTACAGTAATCAGAGCTAATAATGATGGGGACATCATAATAGGTGGATACGCAGAAGTAACTGTGTCAGGCCTAGCTGGTGTATCTGTAGGTGATTCTTTGTACGTAGCTGCAGGTGGTGGATTGTCTTTAACTCCAGGCACAGATCCCCAAGTAATATCTAGTGTACTCAAAATTCCTATCCCCGGAGTTATTAGTGAGTTCCTCGTAGCATTTGGTGGTGCTGGGGCAGGTGGTGGTGGTGGTGGTGCTACTATAACAGACCCTATGCCGTTTGAGCTTGGGAATTTGTCATTCGGTAGACTTACAGGTACAGGTACATTTACCCCGCCTGCAGGAGGAATAGGTATAGTTGACTTTATAGAGAATGTACTTGCTGAGCAAGTGCTGAGTATTAATGCTTCACCTAACTCATTCCAGTACAATGCTACTAGTTTGAATGCTACTATAACTCCTACATTCTCAGCTAGTTGGACTACAGCTACAGTAACTCGTACACTTAACGGTACACCTACAGTCATAGAAGCTACTGCTGTTAGCGGTACTCCTATCTCTGACCCGCTTACACTTACTGGGTTTACTAACTACACACTGAACTACACACTCAATGTCACTGACGACTTCGGGACATCTGACTCAGCTTCTGACTCTATTAATCAGATTAGTTACGCTGCTCCTACAGTTAGCAGCTTTGTTCCTGGACGTACCGCAGGATCTAGTGACGCAGACAATGAGACGAATTACTTCAGGGAGATAGGTAACTTTAATTCTAGTGTATCCTTTACTACTAACCGTAACTCCCCACTTGTAGACCTTACTAGTGTAGAGCTTCTTAGAGGAGGAGTTATAGATACTGAAACTCCAACTAACCCAACACATGCATTCTCGCACGCAGACAATGCAGCGCCGACGACTGGTGCATCTTACACTTACTCTGTTAAGATGTACGATGGTAGCCCTAGCTCTCCAGCAACTTACACTGCTGGAGCTATAACGTTCGGACAGCCAGTACTGTTTACTTCAGACACAGGAGCTTACACAAGCGGATCAAGTGATGCTGATTTGCAAAATGTAATCGATAACTATGCAGTATCTGCAGGATACTACAAGGTTAGAAATAATGAGTCTAGCTACACATTGTCAGCTAAAGCTGCAATGAACAACAACACCAAGTACACATACATCATGTATGATTCAGCACTTGGCGCACTTACTGCTCTCAAGCAAGGTGGTAGCGCAGGTACAGACATTGTATTTGATGATCTCGGTACATTCAATCTGACCAACAAATTCAGTGAGGCTCTCACGATGAGAGTTTATCGTTCACCCTTCACTCAAGCATTTGCAGAAAACGTGCAAGTGTATATAGAATTCTGATATGCCTAAGTTTCCTGATATACTGCTAAACAATAACCCTGACGCACCATCAGTTGATCTGAATGATTTGCAGGTCAAGGGTGTAGGTATTTTTGCTGATGCAGCTGCTAGAGATGCACTGAACTCTAATCTGCACACAGAAGGGTATCTGGCTATCATGAAAGATACAAACACTGTGTTTGTTTACCTAGGTGGTACGTGGACTGATGCAGCTAATTGGCAAGAAGCCAAAGGTGTGTGGGAAGAAGTAGCTTATGCAAGTCAGACTGCCATTAAGTATGAGAACGGAGTTGTAGGTATCAAAGATTCTGCAGTGCCCTACAGCACTAATGCCAATCTATTACAAAAAGCAGGTCAATTTCCTGTAGACAGTGGCAGCCAATCTAGTGGCACCTTAATGCATTTGCATGAGGGTAAAATGATCTTTACTACAGACAACTCCTCGACAGGATTTATAGGTGCTTCTTTCCTAGGAACCACCCACGGTACTACAGACTACGGGAGCATAGGATTGTACAACAGAAAGGCCTGGATTTCGGGAGGTGAGGGAGTCTATCTAGGAGGGTACGGAACTTCAGGCATTAGTACTTATATAACAGGCCCAGGGACATCAGGTCAAATTAGAATAGGAACTCAAAACTTTGATGGTGCAGGAGGTATACAACTAAGTGGAGATACAGGCGCAGCTTCAAACTACCATAAGATAGTTATGGGTGGTCAGATAGTCTTTCATGGGCATACTCAAAGTAAATATGTAGCTATTTCTAGAAGAGGAAATTATGGGACTGATGGGGGTGTTCAAATAAGTGGTGGTTCACAAACAGGATTGTTTGCACACTTCGCTGCTTCCGACCCAAACACGTTTGGAACTTATGGGTATCTCGGAATTAACGTCAATAGCCCACAAGTAGGTGGCCCAGCATTCGAAGTATCTAGCAGCTATGGTAAGTTTAACAATTCAGTCCGTGTAGAAGGGGAAATTAGGCAGGACGTAAAAGGAGACGGAACAAACAATATCCATATAGGAACAACCAGCTCTACGACTAACACTA